ATGTAATCGACAGAAACCAATTAGTAGGTCAGATCTACATCCAGCCAACTAAGACAGCTGAATTTATTATCTTGAACTTTAACGTATTACCAACAGGCGCTACATTCCCTGCATAAGGGGATGTGGTTCCTAATATTTATTAACAGCAATTTAAACACTATATAAAATGCCTGTATTAGACGCTAACGAAATAATGTTTACCGCGTTTGAACCTAAAGTTCAGAATCGTTTTATCATGTACATCGATGGTATTCCAGCGTACTTGATTAAATCAGCAACTGCACCTGGATTCGAAGCTGGTGAAATTATTTTAGATCACATCAATGTTTACCGTAAAGTTAAAGGTAAGGTTAGATGGAATGACATGACTTTGAATTTATATGATCCTGTAACACCAAGCGGTGCTCAAGCTGTAATGGAATGGGCTCGTTTAGCACACGAATCAGTAACAGGCCGCGATGGTTATTCTGACTTTTACAAGAAAGACTTAACATTAGACATCTTAGGCCCTGTAGGTGATGTAGTAGGTGAATGGATCGTTAAAGGTGCTTATGTAAAAACAGCTACCTTTGGCGAATACGATTGGGCTAATGACGCCGCAATCAACTTAGCAGTAACCGTAGCTATGGATTATTGCGTACTTAACTTCTAATTCCTCTCTTATATTTCTTTTCTTAAAGGCGTTTGCTTTGGCAAACGTCTTTTTTTTTCGTATATTTATATATACACAAATAATATTAGTTTATGGCAGAATTTAAAGTTCCAACTGAAACCGTTACGTTACCCTCAAAAGGTTTATTGTACCCTAAAGAATCACCACTTGCTAAAGGTGAAATTGAAATGAAATACATGACAGCAAAGGAAGAAGATATTCTTACTAATGCTAACTACTTAAAAAATGGTACTGTAATTGATAAATTATTACAATCAATGATTGTAACACCAATCGACTATAACGAATTATTAGTTGGTGATAAAAATGCAATATTAATTGCTGCACGCATTTTAGGTTATGGTAAAGACTATAACATCCAATATAATGGAAAACCACACACAATCGATTTATCATCAATTAAAGAAAAAGAGATTGATGAATCTTTATTTAATAAAGGAGTAAATGAGTTTACTTTTGATTTACCTAAAACAGGAAACGTAATTACATTTAAACTGTTAACACATGGTGATGAGCAAAAAATAGATGCTGAAGTTAAAGGTTTACAAAAATTAAACCCAAATACATCTCCAGAGACAACAACACGTTTAAAACATATGATAACATCAGTTAATGGTGAACGTGAACAAAAAACAATACGCGAGTTTGTTGATACAGCTTTATTAGCACCAGATGCTAGAGCATTACGTCAATATTATGCCCAAATAGCCCCAGATCTTAATATGAAATTTATACCTGAGGATGAAAACTATACAGGGGAGGGTATAGACATTCCAATCGGTCTTAACTTTTTTTGGCCTGACTTCGGAATATAGATTATATCTATTTAGACAAATCCACGAAATAGTATTTAGTGGAAATGGCGGATATGATTGGAATACTGTTTATAATATGCCTATTTGGTTGCGTAAATTCACTTTTGAAACATTAAGAGAACATTACGAAAAACAAAAAGAAGAGCAAAATAAATTAGAAAATTCTATCAATAAAAATAAAAATAGTAAAGACGTATCACGTCCAAACATAGCTCCTAAACAACCGACATACACAACAAAGGCGCCTAAAAAATAGGCGCTTTTAATATTTATACGATGTATTAACACATTATGGCTACATCACAGAATCCAAATCCTACTAATCCAACTAACATTAATGTTAACATTAATGATTTGAATTATTATGCTGAATTACAAAATCGCGTAGAAGATATTTCTAAAACAATTAATAATATAATATCTTCCCAAGAAAAATCAGGTCTTGAAGCAGCTAATATTAGAAATACTTATAGGGACTTAGGTAAAGAATTAAAAAATATAAATGCATTAGCTGATAAGTACAATAACAATGAACTTAAAACAGCAGATATTTCTAAGCTAATTATTGAAAATGAAAGAATAAGTAGAAACTTAATTATAGCTAAAACTAAAGCTATTAATGAAGGAAATGATAGCTTAGCAATTCAATTAGAAAGAGAACTTCAATTAAATGCAGAATTAAACCATGAATTAGAATCACTTAAAGAAGCTAATAAAGAAATAGATAAAAGAGTAGGTTTAACTGGAAAGCTTATTGGAATGTTAGGTAAAATTCCTATTATAGGGAATTTTATTAACGCTCAAGAAGCTGTTAAAGAAATGAGGGCATTAGCTAAAGAAGTAGATGAAAATGGAAAAGCAGTTAACAATCAATTTAAGATAATAGGGGCTGGAATTAAAAAGTCATTTGAAGAGGTATCTACAGCTGCTGTAAATCTTTATGTTTTTAAATTTCTTGTAGATGCTGCTTTTAAAGCAGATAAACAAGTAACTGATTTAGCTAAATCTTTAGTTATTACTAAAGAACAAGCCAATGAAGTAAGAAATCAATTTGTAGGAGCTAGTTTAGCTATAGGAGATTCTTTTATTACAACTAGCAAATTACTAGAAGCACAAGCAAAATTAGCTGACGCTATTGGTGTAACTAAAATCCAATCAATCGATTTAACAAAGGAATTTGTTACATTAACTGGTAAAATAGGAATTAGTGATGAAGCAGCAACTGGATTATCTAAAACAATTATAGCTTCAGGCAAAAATGCAAGACAAATAACGTCAGCTACTGTTGCTAATATTGAACGAATAAAACAAGAAACAGGATTACGTTTAGATAATAAAAAAGTTCTTGAAGCGACAGGTAAAATATCAGGTCAATTACTTGCTAATTTTAAAGGAAGTGCTCCTGCAATAGCAGAAGCAATAGCTAGAGCACAAGCATTAGGTACTACTCTTGAACAAACAAAAAGCCAAGCAGAAACATTACTTAATTTTGAAACATCAATTGAGAATGAATTAAAAGCTGAATTAATTACAGGTAGACAAATTAATTTAGAAAGAGCAAGAATGGCTGCTCTAATGGGAGACCAAATAACATTAGCTAAAGAATTATCAGATCAAGCAGTTGATTTTAATACATTCTCTAATATGAATGTTATTGCTCAAAAATCATTAGCTGAAGCATTAGGACTAAGTACAGACCAACTCTCAGATCAATTATTTAAACAACAATACTTAAATAAATCTAGAGAACAAATTTTAGCATTAGGTGGTGAAGAAGCTCTTCAAAGAATGGAGCAATTATCAGCACAAGATAAATTCAATAATGCTGTTGAAAAATTAAAGGAATTATTAGGTAACTTAATGGCTGGTCCTTTAGGAAGACTAATAGACGGGTTTGCTAATTTAGCTAGCAGCGCAGGTGCTATTTATACAGCAATGGCTGCTCTAGCTGGTTTATCGTTATTTAATGTATTTAGAAGCGTAGCTACACTAGCAGCTACATTAGGAGCTGGTGCTGCATCTGCTATTACAATAGCTTCAGCTGTAACATTTGGTTTAGGATTAGCAGGAGTAATTGCTGGTATCTACACAACAATGAGTGCTTATGATGATGCAAAAAATCAAGCTACTGAATTTGCTAAGGGTGGTATTGTAACACAAGAAATTAACAATGCAACTGTTGGTGAAGCAGGACCTGAAGCAATTATACCTTTAAATTCACCAAAAGCAAATAACATATTAGGAGGAAACATTGATGTTGCTCCAATAGTAAATGCAATAAGCGAATTAAGAAATGATATTAAAGCATTAGGATCACGTCCATCCGTAGCTTACATACAAGGTGAAGATGCGTTTGTTAAACGTATCGGATCTAATGCAGCATTAGGTTCAACACAGATGGGAGGCACATATAGATTAGCATAACAATTAAATATTTATACCAAACAATTAAAATATAATAACCATGCCACTTCAAGACAAATTGAAAGATAGCAAATTAAGTCTGCAAGGTAACGGATTTAACCCACAAAGATTAAGTTCAGCATTTGGGTACGCTGATTCTACTAATAGTTTAGATCCTAAATTAAGTAGATTACAAAACACATATGATGTGAATTCTAATCCAAAAGTTAGAATTGTAGATTTTAACAAAACTCCGTACAAATCAGTTGTACCACCTGAATCTACAATGGATGAATTAGATCCAATTGCTCCAAATTTAAAAGTAACTGGAGTAGTATCGCAAATATACAAATCTAAAACAGGTCGTAATTATAAAGATTTAGGACCTAAAGAAGGACGTTACTAATATGCCTTTAATTGATCTAAAAACCAACTTAAAATCACTTAAGTACGGACAAGATCAGCCAGGAGGTGGTAATAGTGGTCAACCATTTATCCAAACTGACATCAACAAATCACCTAGCGATATAGCTAAATTTGATGATGGACTTGTAAGAGGAGGAATAGTAGGCGCTATCAAAGCTTCAGTTACTGATACTATTCGTATAGGGAAATTTCTTACTAGTTTGCCTAAAGGACCATTATGGATAGCAAAACAAGTAGGATTACAATTATCTAACCCACGCTTAGAAACTAGAAAAGGTGTAGCTGGATTAGCTAATATATTGGCTGGTGATTTTGGATCAGCAACAAATGGTTTATTACAACCAACTCGTATTTACAATTTAGGTATTAATACTATTGCTCAAGTACCTGTTAATGCTTTTGGTATTCATTTTAATAGACACGGTTTATTACCTGTACAAGATGATAATACTAAGTATTTAGCCATAGCTCAAGCAAACAACCAAAGTACAGCTTTTACTGGAGCTGGATTACCTAGAACTAGTACTAATAGATTAGTTCAAAAGGCAATTACATTATTACCACAAAAACAACCTACAACAGGAGCATTTCCTAATTTACTACAAACATTTTTATCTAAAATTCCTGTTATAGGAAGTTTATTTAAACCAAG